CGCCGCGATTGAGCTCCGCCGCCTATGTGCGCAACGCGCTCACGCGCCACGATGCTCCGCCGCGATTGAGCTCCGCCGCCTATGTGCGCAACGCGCTCACGCGCCACGATGCTCCGCCGCGATCCTTGCCTTTGCCGTAGCGTTACGCTCCGCCGGTCACGTACTAGGGGAACGCGTTCCGCCGCCATGCGCGCCATGAGCTCCGCCGCCGATTCCCTTGCGTTCTGGTCACTAGCCTTAAATAAGGGTTTAAGGCTACAAACTATCTCGAATTTGAGGCTTATCTCCTAGTCCAAGGTAGTTTCCGCCCCATAGGATGTAGGCCCTATGGGGTAGCCTGGTCTGGCCGCCCCCTCACCCCAACCTGTACTTTTCGGAAAGTGCATTCCGCACGTCGCCGCACCCCGTTCCGCATCTCTGCCAGGCACCGCCCCTGCTCCCGCAGAACCCCATATAAGGAAGAGCGAGGGCCGAAAACGCACCTAAAACAATGCGCCGTAAAGCATAAATCCGTTTTAAGGCCCTTTCCGTGCCCTACAGCGACGATGAGCCTCTTCTCGATACTTATCCCATCAGAAAGAGAGAAACGAGCGCATATGAGTCAAAGTTGTAATACTTCGGCGGCGACATCGCTCCAAGAAGCGGGAAACCTCGAAGCGGCATGTCGAGATGAAGCTGATCGGCAATTCCCGATGCGGGATCGTGCGCTCGATAAATGGCGCCGCCTTGGGAATTACGGTGATCTGCTTTGTTACGCTCCAGAGGGAAAGTATCTCGGGAAGGTTCGTCTTTCATTTGGGTCCACGCCTGGATGACCTAAATTTTTGGTTCCATCTTACCGACACGAGGAAGATGGAAATTACATTGGATGCGTTCATCGCAGACCTGATTGAGATTCAGAAGACGAGCGGTCTCGGCAGCAGAGAACTCAAGTTTGGGACGACGAAGACGAGTTTCTCGAAGCGGGACGGCGATAGGTCGGTCATTTTGAACGCTCACCGGCTACTCAGTATTTGTCACCTGTTCGGACAGGTTCCGAGGGAAGAATGTCTGGATGGAGATCCGTGGATCATTTTGGATCATAATGTGAAGGGATCATTTGAGGTGATGATGGAACGTCCCGAACATGGGTGAGGGATATTCAGCGGGACAGGTGATAGGTGGTTTTGTTTCAAAGGAATTCTCAGATAGCGTTTTGACGATTGAGGTGAAAGAAAAGGTGAAAGAAAATATGATAACTCATGATTATAGAGGAGATGTGATGAATAATCCGATTATGGAGCAGAGCGGGATTCAGGTTTGCGAGATTTATGGGGTACACGACCTCGCTGAAGTCCTGAGACAATTTCCGAGGGATTTTACTGTGTTTATTCACAACTCACCTGAATTTCCGAGCAAGGTAATCCGCCGGTTAGTTGCTGATTTCGAGAATCGGACGGTCATGCTCTCTTCGACGCCTGTGGAAGTGGAATGAGATACTTCGTAGCGATCGACGAAGTTCCCCTAGGGATCGACGTGACGATGAAATCGGAACGTCTATGAGATACTTCGTAGCGATCGACGTTGAAACGACGGGATTAAATCCTGGAGAACATGCGATTTGTCAATTCGGCTGCTCCGTCTTTACGGAGGAGCAGATTCTCGTCACGGCGGCGTGGGATGTGTACGTTTCACCGACGAAGATCGCCGGCGCCTCCAAGGAGGCTCTTGAGATCAATGGGATCTCGGAGGAGCGGATGCTCAAGGGGATGGATTTTGAGGCTGTCCTCCGGGAGTTCGAGAAGCTCTACCACACGACGGCTCAGGAATCAGAGATTTGGGCGGCGGTGATGCACAATGCTCCTTTCGATGTCGGGTTCTTGCGCGCATCCAACGCCGTGCGCCGTGACTCCCTCACGAACCATCTCCTCCGCCGGGTTCTCGATACGGTGACGATGGGATTCGCCTGGACTGGCGAGCTGCTCTCCCTGGAGAAGCTCTGCGAGCGGTTCTTGCCGGAGGGTGAGCTTGTGACCTGGGCGAAGCACGACGCGGGCGCGGATGCGCACATGACCGCGCGGCTTGCGCAGAAGTTGATGTCGCGCTAATAAGCATCTAATTTTCTGGTTCCATCCGCCGATGAAGCGGAGGTGGAGAAATGTTTCACCTGCGGGGAGGTCGGCGGTCGGATAACGGCGCGAACTGACCGGATCGTAGACGGGACGGCCGAGGACGGCCGCGAGCTTGCCTACCTTGTCGCGCGGCCGGCGACGCACGACCTTTGCGGCGGCCCTGTCGTGTCAAATGCCTCGACGTACCTGGGCCGAAGCAGAGACGAAAGTCTGAGCGATGTCTCGAAGAGCGGCGGAGCTGCCGAGTGGAGTCGAGCTAAAAGCGAAACTCTCTCGAAGAGCAGCGGAGCTGCCGAGAGCCTGAAAGGGGATCTTCTTGAGAAGATCGTCTGAAGAGGATGTGCAGTTGTCGCAAAAGCTCCCTCTTCAACGGAGGGAGAATTCTCTTTTTGACAGTGACGAATACGCCGACGCGGTGCTTGTTCTCTATGTAATCGACCATGAATCTGTCGTTTTCGCGCCGGAGATGAAGAGGCGCCTTCGTTGGAAATGGAGACGGAACCTGATGGCGATTCGCTTTCGATTGCTTTTCGCAACGAACTTTGGAACGAGGAGGCGACTGCTGAAGTGGATGAAGGTCGCGCAGGTGTACCTTCATGTACTCGCGGGTTAGGAGATGCTGTGAGACCGCTTTACATTTTTGATCTTTGCGGGACGTTATCGCTGATCGACCATCGGCTTCCGATCTTGAGTGACGAATCTCTTGACATGAACACGCGATGGAGAAAATTCTTTGCGGAGTGCGTTCATGATCGAGTTAATCGGCCAATGTATGAGCTTCTTCGTGCTCTTTATAATTCAAATACCGGAGAAATCTGGATTTGGTCAGGACGAAGCAAAGAAGTTTGGATTGAAACATGCCGCTGGCTTTTTGACAATGGATTCGATCTCTTTTATTCCGCGCTGAAAATGCGCGAAGAGCACGATCACACCCCGGATAATGAGCTAAAGGAGAAGTGGCTCAACGAAATGGCGCCGGAGGATCGCGCTCGCTTGGTTTGCGTCTTTGAGGATCGAAAGTCTTGTGTCCAGATGTATCGTCGAAATGGAATTACTTGTCTTCAATGTGCCGATGGAGACTTCTAAGAAACCTTTTTCCAAGGAGAGATGATGCGTTTTCATTTTATGGCAATACCTCTGATCATGGGAATTCTCTGCGCTTGCAACGGCGGCGGCAATAGCCCGTATCCGATTGGTGCGGTTAGTCGTCCGACCTCGACGGTTGCACCTACTGTCGCACCGACGGCGATTCCCTCATCGTCGCCGAAGGTCAGCCCCTCGCCGACTCCGCAGGCGAGTTCTTCTCCGCAGGCGAGTTCTTCTCCGCAGGCGAGTTCTTCTCCGCAGGCGAGCAGCAGCCCGACGGCTATACCGACGGTTGCCTCCACAGTCAGCCCTTCGGCTTCGCCGACAGCGATACCGACGATCGTTCCTACCGTTGCTCCAACGGTCACGCCGACTCTTGCTCCTTCATCGAGTCCGACTGTCGTTCCAACAGTAGCCCCGACGGTTACTCCCACGATCGCGCCGACTGTGGCGCCGACAATAGTTCCGACGATCGTCCCCACGATCACGCCGACTCTCGTTCCCTCACCGAGTCCAACGGTTACCCCCACGATCGCGCCGACTGTGGCGCCGACGGCTTCACCGATTCCAACGGTTCCTCCGGTGACACCAAGCCCATCGCCGGTCGTGACCTCAAGCCCGAAGCCGCTCCCGACTCCAACGGAGATACCTCGCGCTTCACCGACTCCCAAGAAGAGTTGATCCTTAGAAAAGCGGCGTGATTTTCGCATTTCCCGGAGGGATCGGCTTTCCGTTGATGAGGCCGGTCCCGAGGATCGGGAGCGGGATGCCGGTGATGGGATGAGCGCCGAAGGCGATAATGAGCGGGCGCTCGGTGAGCGTCGCATCGACGGCGGCAGGCGCGGGTGAGGTGGTATGGCTCCAATGGTAGTCTGGGGACTGCGAGTAGAGGAGCGTGTTTCCGGTCGAGCCGGAGGCGAGACCTCCCTTGAGGGCGGTCGTATCTGGCACTTCGACATGCACGGGTGCAGTCAGACAGGGGAACGGAGTGCCGTTGTCTGGGTTTTGGAGGATCGCCGGCTGCCAGAGGATGAGGTCGCGCTCGCCACTGGATTTGCACAGGAGAGCTGTTTGGTACGTTACAGTGGTCGTGATTGTCGCGTTCAGGGAGCAGCTTCCGGCGACCGGGGCTTTATCAGCGAGGGTCGTGAGGAGGCCCTGCATCCCGTAGGCGGCCGGCTTCATGCTGCCGTCGATGCGCGCGAGGCCGTAGCTCTGGGAGTCGTCGACGAGATCGTAAATCCAGAGCTTCGTGATGCCGTGAAGGAAGGACCAGAGAGCCATGCGCTCATCATATGAAGCCTGGGTCGCCTCGGAGACGGTTGCCGACGTATAGCCGCCTTCGGTCGCCGTGACGGGGAGACCGGGCGCGCTGCGCCGCGCCTGCGCAATGGCATATTCGACGGAGCCATAGATCGCGCCGTAGAGCGAGCCGCCCCATCCGGGAGTCTCGGGGTTGCGCGCGCCGGTGTAAATATGGGCATTTCCAGCTTGCACTTGCTGCGCAAGCGAGCCGAGGAGCGCCGGGTCGGAGATGGAGACTGAGGGTGCGATGAGATCGACGGTTGGGTCGATCGAGCGCGCGATGGAGAGGAGCGTGGTGACGCGCTGGTCGTCTTGGACCCAAGCGGCGTCATGGCAGCAAATATCGAGCTCGTTTGGGCCTTCGATGTATTTGAGCCCCTTGCGCCCACGGATGACGCCGCCTACTTCTCCGAGGGAGCTCGTTTGGGGTCCGAAGATTTCATCGCTCGTAATTCCGAGGTCAGTATTGAGTTGGTTTAGGAAGGTCATATGGGCGCCGCTGTCTCCATAGATCGTCCCTGAGCTGCGCACAGTCTTGATTCCGAGACTCTTGAGGAAGCGTTCGAGGAAGTCGTAATTCTGCCATTGACCGACGGTTTGGTCAATGTGGAGATTTACACCGACGCTTTGGGTGAAATCATAGGCGGAATATCCGGTGATGAGAGCGGCAAGAAGGAAGAACATGTCCCCTTCATCGGAATGTTGGTCGATATTCCTCACATGGAGGATGAATCAATGGTTTACCAGGCCAGGATTCTTCTTGAAGCAATTCAGTTGCTTGATAAACGAGTAAGCGTGATCGAGGAGGCGATGAAAGAGCGCGTGGCGCCGGAGATGCCGGAAAAGAGGCGGGAACGAATCAGAAAGGCGCTGCGACTCATCAGAATTTCTTTTCCTCGGTCATCAGACCTTATCGAGGCCGCGCTCGAAGCGGCGTATGGCTCATTTTGACTATGTGATTCTTCCCGAGGGGCGACTCACTATGTTCGTCGAATTGTTTTTCAATGGATTCAGACGCACAAGAGCGACAAAGAGTTATCACTGAGCACATGCCGATCGTGCATTCACTCGTGAGACAATATGTCCATGTTTTATATCTCGGTCTTGGAATTGAGCGCGCGGATCTTATTCAAGAGGGTGCGCTTGCACTCGTTTCAGCATATAATCGTTTTGATCCGTCGCGCGGAACATTTCAGAGTTTCGCCTATGCTTGTGTTCGGGGAGCAATCCTTGATTATATCAGGGAAAATCAGCTTCCTTCGAGGGAAATTCAGAAACGAAAGAAGCAAGTCAATGAATTTGAAAGTGATTTTGTTCAACGACACAAGCGGATGCCGGAGAAAGATGAATATGCTCATGGTCTAAATCTCTCAAAGCAGCAATGGGAGCAAACTCTGAAAGGGTTTGAGGCGTTGCTTGCTCCTCTTTCTTTTGAGCATTCGGTCTGCGATGACGGCGAATCCTTGACGATCGGAGATATTGTCCTCGTTGACCCTACGAATCTCGAAGATGTTGTAGAGCAGAGGGAGAAATTTGCCCAATTGTATGAGGCAATGGAGCAACTTCCCGCTCTCTATCAAGCGGCGCTGCGCGGTCGCTATTTTGATGGGAAATATGCCTTCGAGATCGGCAAAGAGCATGGTATCAAGGTTGAGCAGGTTGCGTATCTGAATCGGCAGGGTCTTTTACGTCTAAAGGACTTGCTTGCTTCTCAAATAAGCCGGCAAGACGTTTGCGTATCGTCCCATTGCGGAGAAGGGGCGAAAGAGCAGAGTGAAAGCGCGCCCGCGCGCGGTCCCAGAAACTCTTCGCGGGGACGATTGAGACCAAAGATCGCTGCGCTTCCCTGATGAGGCGTCGATGCGTTGTTAGGAGGTCATCACGAGAAGCGGGTAGTCCGAAGGGTGTCACGACGGTATTGCAGCGAGTGAGCGGAATCCCCGCAGGGGCGAGCGGTAGTGGCTTGAGGTTGGGTCGTTTGAGATCGACGTAGCCTTCTTCGAGGTAGGTTGAGAGGAACGTCGTCTCTGGTACGAACCTGAGATTACGATGAAGAGCGTGTTCAGAAAGGAACTGCGCCGTTCCAATCCCGTCATCGTCGGGTGAGCCGGTTTTGCAAGTGGAACAGGCGACGTAGGCACTCATATTGTCCATATCGGACGGATCTCCTAACAATTTGACGATATTACCGACATGAAGACACGAGAAGAGTGGGGATATCTCGACGCAACGGAACGAGCTGAAGCGGTCGGTGAGCTTTATTTCAGAGGGTTGTCTGTTCCTGCAATTGCGAAACAGTTGGGCGCTCCGTGGAGTGAAGTTCGGCATTTCATCGACATTATTGCGATGTCGGCCTATAAATCTGACCGAATGGAGGCATTTTTTGAAAACCTTCAACAGAGAACGATGGAGCATATCACCGCACTCGACGCGCAGATAGAGATCACGTACTTTGAGCTCGATGCGGCCCGTGAGCGCGTTGTGGCGCTCGATGAAGAGGGTTTTCCGCTCGTTGAGCGTGATCCGAGGACTGGAGCGCCAACGCAGAAGTTGAAGACGAGACCTCGTAGTGAGAGGATGATCGCTCCCATGCTTTCACAGCTTGAACGGTTACATCGTCAAAAAGCTGATGTTTTGAAGATTATCAATCAAAAGAGTGATATGACGGTCAAATTACAGATTTCTCATCAAATTCAGAACGTCATTCTTGAATATATTCAAACGCTTTCGCCGGAAGTGTATGCGGAGCTTCATCGTCAAATCTCAGCGATTGTTCCGAGTGAAATGATGACAATTGATGAAGCTCCAAAGAGTTTAGTTTCTTAATATGCCTCGTCCTGATAAAGCGGTAGCCGCTCTTGAGCGTTCACTTCTTACCGGCGTGAATAGTTGGCTTTCTGCGATGCCGACGCCGGAAGCGCAGAGTAATAAGTATTGGAGAGAGAAGCCGATTGACCTTGAGACGTGGCTGTATGACCCGGCGTTTATGAATATGAGTTCGATTAGATTATCTCCGCTTCAATATGAGGTCCTCGAAGCGGCGGATGATATCAATCCGAATACGTGCAAATATACAGAGTTCGTGATTGAGTGGGGCAAAGGGAGTGGAAAAGACATGCTGGCCGCGCTTCTGGCGCTGCGCCAAGTCTATTTATTACTTTGCCTGAAAGATCCTTACGCATACTATGGAATGGCTCCTGGATCGGGAATTGAGCTTTGCAATGTTGCGTACACGCGCGAGCAAGCGAAGGACGTGTATTTCAAGCAACTCAAGGGGTTTCTTACTGGCTCTCGTTGGTTTAGAAAACATGATTACAACATTCTAGGGAACGCTATTCGTTACCCATTTGGTATAACGATGCTTTCAAAAGCTGCCGATAGTGATTCGGCCGAAGGACAAAATATGTTTCTGGCCGTTATGGATGAAGCGGCGGCGTTCAAAGATTTGAATACGGTAAAAGCAATGAATAAAGGAGAAGGAGAGAAGATAAAATCTTCTGCGGAGGCGATTTACGATGTGTTGCGTACTTCGACGAGGACGAGATTTCCGACAGTTGGGAAAGTGGTTATCATTTCTTATCCGCGTTATATTGATGATTTTATTCAGACCAAGCGTAAAGAGGGTGAGACATTAGCCGGGTGCTGGACATCTGGTCCTTACGCGACGTGGGAAGTGAATCCGCGCATGAAGCGCGCGGACTTTCAGGCTGATTATGATCGCGATCCTGAGATGGCGGCGGCGATGTTTGAATGCAAACCGCCATTTTCCGTTGACGGCTATATCAAGCATCCTGAGCGGTTCATCAAGGCGGTTGCGCGCGGGCGCTCGATTGGCCTTGAGAATCCGATTGATGAGGCTGGTGTGTATTCGCCGAAATTTGAGGGAACGCCGGGGCGCTACTATGCAATTCATGTCGATCTTGCGCTTAATAAGGACAAGTGCGCTCTAGCCCTTGGTTGCCAGGGACAGCCGGAAAGGCGCATGAAATGCCCTTGCAATGCCTGGAATCTGAAAGACGTTCTCCGTTGTCGGAATTGTCAGCGTCCCGTGGAGCAGTGGATCGAGACGCTATTGCCGACGATCGTCTTTCCTTTAATACGTCTGTTTTCGCGCGGAGGCGAGCGGAAGGAAGTTGATTTTGCCGAGGTTCGCGAGGAAATTCTTTGGATTCGGGAACGGGGACATTATCTCTATTCGGTCACGTATGATGGTTGGCAAAGTCAAGATTCGGTGCAAATTCTGGATAAAATCCTTGGGAACCGGAAGGTTCAGACGAAGCGGTACGGCGGCCCGATGGATTTTAAGGATGAGGCGATTGTCGGCATTCAATCTGTTGACCGGACGAGCGAAGCGCACGATACGTTAAAAGAATTCATTTATGACGAGAGAGCCTTCATTATGCCGGCGGGCGACGGGGTGCCGGATGACGATCAGAATCAGGACGTGATCGCGCAGGCATATCGGGAGTGGCGGGCGCTGCGCGTCTTGCAGAATCGGAAGATCGACCATCCTCGTGGCGGAGCGAAGGACATCGTTGATGCAATGGCCGGCGTTGCCCTTCAGGTCGCCAAAATGCCGATTGCGCGGACCCGTGCTCCGATGATTTTGGGATGGCACGAGCATTAAGCCTATGTTCGCCGTTGACTCGCGTTAGGAGCTTTTTATGGTAGAAACGATCTCTCCAGAAGAGACAAAGGCGAAAGAACCGACGATCGTTGCCTCATCCGGTGCGTTTACCGCTATCGGTAAGGAGATTGAAGCGTTTATTAAGGAGACGGATCTCTTTTTTGAGGTAAATACGGCTCCCGGTCGCGAAAAACCGATTTTGACTCCAAAGCTCGGAGTGAATAAGACTGGTTCGACAAATGAGCAGCAAATTATGAAGCAATACGGTTGGTATTGGGAACCGCTGCTTCACGATCTCTCATTTCTTGGTCAGATGCGTGATAATATCGCGCTTATTAGCGGCGTGTATCAAAAGTTTACTGATTTGGTCATGGAGGGTTTTAAGATTGAATGCGAAGACCCGGATGACAATGAAGATATCTCGGATATCCTCATCAATGATCCGATGGTGGACTTTGCTGAAGTAGTGCGTTCTTCGGTTCTTCAGATATCGACGATAGCGAATTGCTATTTTCTTCCGATTTATTCAACCGATGAACGAGGTTTTTATGTTCGCACGTTCCGACCGATTCTCGCAACAGCGATGCGGAAGCTCAGAGATGCTGATCTTGTCGTTCGAGGGTATGTGCAGCTCCTTCATCGTCCGAATGAATTTCTCTTTGGGACGCCGACGACGCCGACATTTCATCTTGCCGAAGATGTGTGCTGTGGTTCTGCATACATGGATGGATGGTATGCGTATGGAGTGCCGCCACTGAGCGCCCTTCCCTTTATTGCGAAGATGAAATTACAAATGGAGCGTGATCTCGTCGAGATGCTTCATCAGCATGTTCCTCGCATTGATATCACATACACACCTGATGCTCAAATGAATGAAGATCAAGTTAATGATGCAGCAAAGAAGGCTTCGGAATATGTTTCAAAATTGAAATCAACCGATAATTATATTCATACGCCTGACTTTCTTTTTGAATATAAAGGGCCAGCGGGGAAAGGGCTTGATTTTGCTCCGCCGATGCGGTACATTGCAGAACAGCTTTATGCGGTACTTCCGCTTCTCTCGGGATATCTCTCCTCTGATCTTAACGTCAATCCGATGATTGCGCAACAGAGCTTCCGAATCACTTGCTCTTTGGCGAATTATATTCGCAGTCGTGTCAATGTCATGTTTCAGCCGGTCTTTAAGAAATTACAAGATGTTCGTGGAACATCAAAGATCAAGATTGGTTGGACGGACCTCGATGCAGAGACGGCGGAGACGGTTGCGCGTACTCAAGAATACCAGAGTAATAATGCGGTAGTGAATCGCGATGCGGGTTTTGTCGATCAAGATACCGCTGCTCGGCATGGGACGGTCAAACAACCCGGCGGCCCGGTCAAGAAAGCGGCGAAGCCTGGTGCATTGCCTCCGCCGAGGGACCCGAACAAATCACTTCCTGGAAATCCGGGCGGCAGCGATCCAAAAAAGCCTCCATCAAAGGGAGGTCGATCCAAAGTCGGAGACTCGAAGAAAGGTCCGAAGGACAAAAATCGTAGCGCACCGACGCCGGATAAGCGGCCGAAAGGAAAGCGCCATGAGGATCTTTCGGCTGCGGAACACGTTGAGGAGTTGCGAGATTTTATCGAAGCTAACCTCTGATCTGTTACAGCTTTCTGAGGTGACTATGTTCCTCAACGAACATGAGTACACTCGAAATCGCGTTATCGGCTCTAAAAGAGCGAATCGGCGGGTCGATCCAGACCGAGGGGTCACATAGTCCCTCGAAGGGCGAGATCAATGCCATTCGCAAATTTACGCGCCGTGATGTTGATCTAGACTCCGTTTACACGTTTCCTTGTCTCGCGATTGATACGACTCCGACAAGAAACGGCGTGATTTATTCTGCTGAGTCGCAAAAAGCAACTTGCAAATTGTGGATTGGAATCCCATTCCTGTTCAATTCCAATGCACAGGGAGCTGGTATTTTTGCGAATGGTCAGGATCACGCTGTCCAAGCGGCGTCGCAACATGGAAGAATCTATAAAGCACAGCTTGTAGAGACGGGTCATGGAAATGTTGGAACTCTTGTTTGGGTTTACACTTTTCCCGATGTATCACCGGCTGTAAGAGAATTTGTCAATAAAATCGACACCGGCATTTTGCGTGAAGTCTCAATTCACGTTCTTGCAAAGGATGGTGTTGAGTGTTCGATCTGTGGCGAAGATTTCGGTGCAGATAATCACGAGCATATTCCAGGACAAAAATATGGTCGCGAGACGTGTTACATCAAAACGGTTGGGCAACTCGAACCCGTCGAATTGTCGAGTGTTGCTTGCCCTGGTTCGCTTGTGGCGCATGTCATGGACGATTCTGAGGTGAGTAATTACAAATTGCTGCCATTGCGTGAAGCTCTTCGCGGATCGCATTCACCGATCGAGGCAAATATGGATGAAGCACAGCCTCTCGTCGAAGCGAGTGATGCCCCCGCAGATGGTGGCAAGAAAGACGACGACGAGTCGAAAAGCAAGAAAAACAAGAAAGAAAAAGACGACGACGAGTGCGACAAGGAGTCGAAAAGTAAGAAAGATCCTGAAGACGATCCCGATGATAAATCGGAAGAGGATATGGATGAAGAAGATGACGGCAAAAATAAGACCGGCAAGAAGGTTGGTAAGCAGTCATTTTCCTTGTTCGAGGGATCAGAAGAGTGTCCGGTCTGTCATCGCACGGGAGCACAGAGCGCGGATATAACGGAAGAGCAGCGGAGTCAGGTACTCTCAGAATATCGTGTCGAAGTCGAGGCGAAGATTTTGAAGATCATGGAAGCCGCTGCTGCGGAAGTGAAGGAAGAAAAAACTCGCGCGTCTGAGGCTCTCGCTGCGAATAAAGATGCGACGGCGATGTTGGAATTCTTTGTTGCTGATACGGTTAGTATTGCGGTTGACAAAGGTCTCAAAGAGCCGGAGCAGCGTCAGGCATATCACGAGGAGCTTAGTGCGCTCGGATTTCCCGCTGTAAAGGCGTTGCGAGAAGCCTATACTGCTTCACCCAACAAGAAGGACCAAGACCGCAATGAACTTGCGAAATGGTCACGAGATCGTTTTAGTGAGTTGAGTCTGAGCATTCCTCATTCACCCTCCGAAAGGGCTAGAGGTGGCTTTACTGCGCCTATTGGTCCTCAGTCTAAACAAGGAACGTAAGACATGGGCGCTACTTTCACTCGCATCAACACTGTCGTCGTCGACCCGAACTTCGCGCAGATTGGCGACAGCTATCCTGACCCTTTGCTCTCGACAACGTATGTCGCGAATCTTGCGACGGAGCAAAATACCACGGCAAGTTATGGGCAGCTCTTTCGAGGAATGCCGGTTTGGTATTCACGTCTCTCTGGAAAGATTGTCCCTCCACCTGCGTCGATTGGAACATCTTCTACGAGTGGTTCGACGACAGCATTTCTCGGCGTTCTCGTCGTTGATTTGACGGCTTATGTTCTTGCGCGTGGCACGAAGATCGCAGTTGCGCGCAAAGGTCGTGTGCGTTCGTATGCCGGCGGAACGATGCTTCCTGGTGATCCTGTGAAGGTCGATATTTCATCGAATTTCTCTGGGTTCACAAAATGGATCTCCGGCACGGATGACGCGGTGCTAAAAGTCGGTTACGCCTGGCCGATTGAAGATGGCTCGACGGCCGGAACGCCGGTTATCACGATTGCTCAGGGCGACACTATCTTCGTGGACCTTTAGGCGGGAACAAGGATGAGTAAGACGTTAGTTCGACAAGCAAAGGGACTCAAACTCAAGGAAGAATTGGTCAAGGGAATTCTTCAGGGAGAACAACGCGAGTCTCTTCCGACCTTTGATCTTGACCCAGAAAGCGCAATGTTCAAGTTGCGCGAAGCTGGAATCACGGCGCGCGAATATATGGAAGCGACCGGATCGAAAGATGCGCGTCAATTCTATGAGAAGGAACTTGGAATAAGTCTCGACTCTCTCGTGCTTGAAGAGTTCTGGACGAGTGATGATACGCGCGGTTCGATTCCAGAATTGTTCCTTGACACAATTTTGATGGCCAACTTAAATCACATGGTAACGAACCAAGTGATTACCGAGATTCCGATTGATCGTGAATCAATTGTGATTCGGACGTTTGAAGACGCTGGTCAGATTTACGAAGTTGCGCAAGGTGCGAATATCCCGGATGATACTGGATATTTAATCCGTAGAACGCATTTTGTGAAAAAAATCGGTCGTGGACTCGGGATGACGTATGAGGAGCAGCGTCGGACGCCGTTTCCTTTGATGCAACTTGACCTCGCGCGTCTTGGAATGAGGATGGCCCTCAAAGAAGACCTTGACGTTTTGAATACGTTGCGTACCGGGATTCCGGCGCAGGCAGCGTATGGTCCTCAGCCAGCGCAGGCAGCGATTGCAACGCCGACATCGACTTCTCAGAGTAATACCGGAGGTTCTGGTATTTCTTCGGGAACGCTTGTTTTTGCTGACCTTGTGAATATCGTTACCGATATTGCAAAGCGTAATTACAAGGCCGACTTCCTTATCATGTCTCCGGTTTCATACTCGAAGTTCTTGCTTATTTCTCAGGTGAGCAATTACCTCAACGCTGGTCCTGTGGCAAGTTCCGTGTTGGAGAGCGGTATCGTTTCTCACTTCCTCGGTATGGATATTTTCATAACGAATCAGATGGTCGATAATGAAATGCTCGCTGGTCAAAAAGGTTTTGCCGGCGTGAAATTCGTTGAACAGCCGTTGATGTTGGAGGAAGAGAAAATCATTTCTCGTCAACTTGATCGTGCGCAAGTGACGAAAGTGTATGTTCCTGCTGTCCTTTATACCCAAGCGTTGTCGAGAATGCCATTTTAGGCAAACCTAACAAATAAGTTAGGTTATCCTAATTTGAATGAATCACTGATGAATACGGCTTCGCTTCGGATGAAGCCGTTTTCATTAACAAGGAAGTGAATGATGCCTTACGCATTTTCAATCGGGCAAGTTATCAACGGAAATACCATTATTGCGCTGCCTACCGGGAGCGGAGTTTATGGTGGAATGTATCAACTTCAACGTGCAGATAGTTCGACGTTTTATGATTCGCTTACGTCAGAACAACTTGCTTCTGGTTGGGTGAACATTCTCGTCAATGACGATAATGTAAATGCGAGCAACCCACTTCCGGTTTATATTGCTAGTGGGTCGAGTGGTGGCGGCGCAATTGGAACGACGACAACGCCGAATGTTTCGACGCTCTCCGATCCAACAACGCCGACGCATCAAGCGTCGATCATGGCGCCTGGGTCAACGAGTGCCTACTTGGTTGGTATTCAAGGAACTCCGGGTGCGCTGCCGGTTGGTGTCTCGAATTCGGCGCTGCCGCTCCCTACCGGGGCGGCCACGAGCGCGAAGCAACCGGCTCTTGGCACCTCCGGTACCCCGAGCGCCGACGTTCTCACGATCCAAGGCTCCTCATCGGCGACGCCGATCCCGATGTCCGCAGCTTCGCTGCCACTTCCGGCCGGGGCGGCCACGAGCGCGAAGCAACCGGCTCTTGGAACGGTTGGCTCTCCGAGCGTCGACGTTCTCACGATCCAAGGGAGCAGTTCGGCGACGCCGAT